TCATACTGCAGTAACATTATACTAGCAAGAGTTAATCCCCTTCCACTTAAAGTTACTGGTTTACAATTGACATAATGCTCACTAGTTTTACCAGAAGATAATTTAAACTCACCCTTCTTATAAGCAAGATCTTTCAATAGACCTAATAATTCGTCTTTCATTTGACTTCCTCTAGTGTATATTCCCAGTCTTCAATGACTGTATTGGCAAATAATTGATCACTAACTTTTCTTAATTCTCTTTCAGCATGTTCCCTATCGGGTGCTTCAAAATGAAAATCAATTGCTTTACCTAATCGTAATTTGCTAATTTCATTTATATCACAAACTCTAGGTACATTTGCACCAACAGCATTACCTGCAGCATCTGATACGTTTGGTCTTAATGAAACAAGAACTAGTGCTTTAAATTTCATAATTTATTAAACTCATAAATGACATCATCGCCCCAGACAACAACACCATCTTTCCATCCTTGGTCTTTGCTTCTGTAGGATTTACCATCAAATTCTACCATACTTTTCACGTTACCACCATTCACGAAACATTCATCTGTAGCAACCTTTCCAGAGTAATATCCTTTCCATGTAAAAATCATATCACAACAAGAGTTATGCTCTTCCCAGTCAGGAGACCAATTCTCAACTATAATAGTATCACCAAACGGAATGACACGATGCCACCGATGTCTATAAGGTTTATCTTCACCTTCATGATGATACCATTGTGTTGATGTTAATTCATTATCACCAATACGTTCCCATCGAATATAACAATGGGAGTATTTGGTAGGGTTTGATGCAGACTGATTCCAGTTATTGTATAAACCCTCAAGGGTATCACAAAAATCCACTATAGAATCAACTTCTTAGGTGGTGTAGCAATTCCAGTAAACATCTGTCTATAATTGGAAACAAACTCTTCTTGTGGTTCATTAATATACACCACATATCCTCTAGCAACTTCTAACTCAGTATCCTTACCTTTCAATAAAGGAGACCAAGGTGCAAGTCCTACCTGTCCTTGTTGTCCAGAAGGAACTACAACAATAGGATTTAAAATGACAATAGAATCATCTGTTTCTTTAACTAGATCAGCGATTACGTCTTCGCCACTCCACATTTTAATTAGTTTTACATTCATTTAAATTCACACTCCACCATGATTTCGGTTAAACAAGCTAGCATAGTTATTTCTTGATCTGCTACGAAGGCAATTTGGTATTGGTATTTTGCAATAACAAGAACGGCAGCAGGTATAGTATTAGGGACAAGGGAGTCGTATAGACTATCGTAAATACGACGAAATAATACAGAAGTATCATTATCCATATTATTGTTAACCCATTTCCGAACTTCAGGGAAATTTTTCTCCTTAAGATTCTTAATGAGATCACTGACAGCAACGTCAGAAAAAGCAGCCAGAATACCACTGTCTATTCTACCACTAACACTATATCTTTGCAACTCATTTAGTACTCTCCTCCAATCTGGAAAATGTTTATTAATCAATTCTACAAGAACTCTATTCTCAGATTCAATCTTCTCTTGATCTAATATGAATTTAATTCTTTTAAAAAATTGTGCTGCTACTTCTTGTTTCTCTTTTCCTTTAATTCCGAATTCAACCACAGCACACCTGGAATGGAGGGGTTCGATGATTTTATTCTTGTAGTTGCAGGTGAAAATAAATCTGCAGTTGTTTTGGAATTCCTCAATACTCGCTCTAAGAAGGAGTTGTACGTCGGAAGTGGTATTGTCTGCTTCATCGATGATGATGACTTTATGCTTCGACTCGCTTGTAAGAGAGACGGTAGATGCGAAGTTCTTTGCGTTTGTCCGAACAGTGTCGAGAAAACGTCCTTCATCTGATCCATTAATAACATAAAAATCTACTCCTAATTCATTACATAATGCTTTTGCTACTGTAGTCTTACCAACACCAGGAGGACCAGCAAGTAACATATTGGGTATTTCACCCTTATTTAGAAATTCACTAAAGGTTTTCTTTATATTCTCTGGGAGAATACAATCATCTATCGTTTGGGGACGATATTTTTCGACCCAAATAAAGTCACTCATTCTTTAAGTTTATTCAAAATGTGTCTGTATGCTTCTACTATATCACCTTCTCCTTTTCTGAACAAGTCTTTATCAAAACTTTCTTTTGTTCCTTCCTTCCAGAGTCGCATTCCGTCAGGTGATAATTCATCAGCAAGGAGTATATTCTTATCAGCATCGTATCCAAACTCCAATTTAAAATCTACAAGTGTTAATCCTATGTCATCAAAAGTTTCCTTTAATACAACATTAACCTCTCTAGCACACTGTTCTAATTTTGCTAGATCATCACCATAACCCATCAGATTAATACGAGCAGTAGTTAGTAATGGGTCATCTTTCTCATCATCCTTTAAGTAAAACTCAACTAAAGGCCAACCAAATTCAGTACCTTCTTTAATAGTTGTCTGTCTTACAATAGAACCTGCAGCAACATTTCTGACTACAACTTCTATTGGTATGATATCAACCTTTTTACATGCCATTATACTGACAGGATACCTATCAATATAATGAGTTCTTATCTGATACTTCTCCAATTTCTTAAAAAGAAACTCAGAAATCTCACAACAAATAGCACCCTTTCCTGAAGGGAAATCTATCATCCTACCATTACCAGCAGTAACCTTATCCTCATACTGTATGAGAAGTACATCAGGTTCAGCAGTACTGAATACAGTCTTTACCTTCCCTTGAAGAATTTCAGTCTTATCAGGCATTATCCAAAAGTAGAATCAGGTTCTAGAGCAATATAATATTTTAAATTATAAGTATCATTTGTAAACTTTGATAGAAGTTTCTGCGATACAACTACATCATAAGAACCAGGAATAATTTTAATATTCTCTACTTTAAAATTAAATACAAATTGCTTATCAGTATCAGCAACATCAACAGAAAAACTGTTAGATGTATCATTCTTCTTATCACGAACAACCAACTTAACTGTACCTGCTTCACCGATCACAGAAAAATCAGGTAATTGATATACTGCTGCTGCCTTAAGCAGTTGCATAAGATTATTTGTATCAAGAGTAAATGATACATCATCAGTTGGAAGTGTAATCTCCTTTTCAGGTGGAGCAATAATAACTTGTGGATCTGCGTAGAAATACTTTACACTACGTCTTCCTTCACGTATCGATAGATAAGAATCTGGAGAGAAATCTAAATCAGGATCTACATGTAAACTTAAACCATTAAGAAATTGATTTAAATCATAGATACCAAATTGACGAGGAAAATTCTCTTCAATCTCTGCTTCAGCAAGAATATTCTTAGCAACAGATATAGTTCTTAACTGATTGCCTTCTTTTACAAGAATAGAATTGTTGATGCCAGCAAAGTTTTTTAAAACAGTTAGAGTCTTGTCAGATAAATTCATAATTAAGGCATGTTGTGATCAATGTTTCCAGATGTAATAGATGGTTTACCGTAGTGATCATCGAAGTGTAACAATAGCATAGCATAATGTATCACCTTTAGCAAGTCTTTTTTATTTCTTCCGTCCTTGCTACCATAACGACTTCCATACTTTAAAATATTCGCTTGACAAAACCCAGATGCAACATCTCTTGCTGCCATCAAATCTAGAGTTTGCACGTTACGATACTCATGAGTAGTACCAGTATAATGTCCTCTATAAGTACCTGATACATACTCCTCAATATCTTTAAGTATTTCATCTTCATGATATTTAAAATAATTCGCCATATTTTTCGATTGTTGAACCTCGTTATTTAGATTAAAGTGATGTGCTGCATTATCATCATTATCAGCTAGAAAATCTTGTGTAAATGGTTCTCCAGAATCTACGTGAGTATATTCATATCCATAATTATCTCCATAATAGATCCCTTCACCATTTTTTAAATCATCATCTGGATATTCTGTGATGTAAGTTGCATCATCAGTTTTGGGTAAATTTTTTACCGTGTCAGAAAGTTTCACTGGGTATTCCTCGTCCATAGTTCCATTAAGTAATGAGTCAGCTAGCCACCATGCCATATTCAAATAAGAAGTCATGTACAAGACTTTCAGAATACTCTTTACCAAACTTTCCAGTCAGATATCCTGATACAGGATCAAGTTTAGTCATATAAGTATCGAAGTCTTTATATTCACTGGTATCTTTACCAGTTGGTTTCTCTAATTCTAACATATCTTTGTACTTAGTCAAGTAGGTCTTGAACATATCTAAATGTTCATCTACTTCTGACATAGTACATTTAGCAATGTATATGTTTTTTGAAAAATGATTTCCTATCTCAAAGAATCGATAATCACCTTCATATACAGGTAACCCATCAACAGAGAAAGGATAATTTTCTACAGGATGTTGAAAGTCAAAAACTATTATAACCTTTTGGTCAAAGAATCCCATAAGATCCATACCAAAACAGGGAAGATTACTTCCAGTCTTAGGATAGATGATGTTGTTATAGATGCAAGATTTTTCATTCCAGATTTCTACCTCTCTTGATTTGATGATGTGTGGATGAGTGAATGTTTTAGCAAGTAAATAAGTTTTTTTACTTTTCCAACTTGCCCATGCTCTTCCAAACGTTAAGTCTGGAAGAATGTCATATAGGGCAGTTTTATAATTTCCCCAAAGGTTCATGAATTTAATACCCAGATAAGTCTGAGAACCATACCGATGATTACAAGATAATAAGTCCACATAACCCACATACCAATTTTGTTGTGGAGAGAACCTCTTACATAAGGATGAGCACCAGGTGGGGAACTATCCCACCCTTTTTGCATGTACTCACTTGTATCAATTTTCCTCATATGCCTTGTCCTCTGCTTGATTAAAATTGAAGTCTGCATCTACTTTATCATACAATTCAAGAAATGCCTGTTTTGTTTCATCATCGAAACGATTAATACAAGTTTGAATTGCCTTTTCTTTGTTACCAAAGATAGAGAAAGCACGAACTATGTGAACTAATCTACGAGTACTGATAATCTCTTCGATACCACCATCATAGAAAGTCTTACGAATAATGTCTGCCCAGTCTACCAATCTCTTACAAAAATCAGTATCAGTAACACCCAACTTAGCAGCAATACCACCTAAGATTTTTGACTCTGTGGTTGGTGCTGG